CTAAGAAGCAGTCTTTTGAGTCTGGGAAGCCGCTGCTGTGCGTATTTTTTGCTTTTTGATTACGCTGTAGGCTTTCATGAATAGCACCGTGAAGACTGAGGGCGCTAACGCCGTTATGGTTGGTTCGCCTGCAAAGCTGATGCTGACCATAGCAGCAGTCTGAACAGCCAATGTGGTGAGGAACTTTTCTGCGTCAAACGGTTCCCCGCTGGACGTCTTGCCCAACGCGGCATACATCAATGTGATTGTGACGCTGACGACATAGGGGAAAAATGGGCCAAGCAAAACCTGTAAATCCACGCATTTTCACCTCCTCAGATTACGAATTAGTGTCTTTGGATTTTCGCTAACTCTTTTTCCAGCGCCTCAACTTTGGCAGTCAACTGTTTTATGGCGCCGAGAGCTAAACCCAAAACGTGTCCGCCGTGAACTAAGCCTTCTTTGGAGCGGACAGCTTCAGGTAAGCTTTTGTTATCGATTAAAGGCACGCCTAATCTGTCGACTTTCTCGCTCAATCTGATGCCCTTGATTACGGCTAAGTCATCCATGTAATCCATGTGTCCCAATGCATTGTACCAGACGCTGTCTCCGGCGACTACATGCCAATAGTTTGAGGTGTCGCCGCATGCCCCGGTGTTGCTGCCTCCAGCGGGGTACAGGTTTGCGTGGTTATGAGCTGCAGGCGCATATCTGCCGTTGGGGTTAACATACATGGGATAATTATCTGTGCCCTGAGCTTCCAAAACTAAGCCTGCACTGTCGCGGGGCATTGAGGACAGGTTTATTCTGCCCGTGTTTGCGACTACTTCCCAGCCCGCCACGTAGAGGTTGTTTTTGAGGTAGGCTGAGCCAAAGCGGAAAGTGCCGTTACCTAAGTCGTCGCTGCCGTCTGTTATGGGGCGAATAAGATGGTTGGCTGAGTACAGGATTAAGTCGCCAGCGTAGGTAACGACAAAGACGTTGGCGCCGTCGAAGCCAAACGCAGCTTTCAGCGTTCGCGACGTCAGCAGGTTTAGGCATGGAGAGGTCTTGTCGATTTCCACGTTGCTGGCGAAGATGCTGCTACCTGAGCCTCCACCGCCTCCCGTAGAAATGGGGATGCCCCGTTTGCCAAGTTTGGTTCGACTGAGCTTCTCAACGTTAACCGTGAAAGTTCGCAAGCCATAGAGATAGTCGGCTAGTTGAGGCGGCTCTTTTTCGAAGTTGATGGTTAACTGAAGCGTCTGAGTCGCTGCGTCCACTTTGTACTCTATGCTGTCCACACGGAAGTAAGCGTTCAGGAACGGCACAAAGAGCTTATCTGCGGCTAGAATAGGCGTGTTGCCGTAGTCGATAAGTGTGCTTGTAACGGTCAGGTAAACGGCGGGCGATTTGAGGTAGGCAAGAAGCGCCCTTGCTCTTAAGTTGCATTCGTTGTCACTCCACAGCTCCTCGTCGGTCTCGCTATACTCACGTAAACCAAAGGCTGCTTGACTAGCCGTGTCTTCTAAGACTGCGGAATATCTGCGCCCACCAAAGTACAGTCCATGCAACCAAAAGTCCCCACTGCCAACACCTTGAGAAAAATACCAAGTAAAGCGGATAGTTTTAACCTGCGTCCAATCAAAACCTGATTGAACGTAGTCCCATTGGTTAGCATAAGCTGAGCCGACGCCCACCTCTACACCGTGGAATTGCCCGTCTCCAGGTGAGATGGAGATTTTCTTGCTTGCTGAACGACTAGCTGTATCGAACAGAATGACAAGGCCTGTTCCTGAGTATGTGTCTGCGAGTTTTGATTGGAAGTCTAAGAGCGGGTATAGTTCACAGTTTACCTCTTTGCCTGCGTTAAGCTGGAAGTAGCAGCCGCCCCAATAGTTTGAGCCTACAGAATTTTTTATGCATGCACCGCCATCCGGTGCACCTGTAGCATCTACTGAGAGCGTGCCCGTGTCTCGCTGCCAAACACCATCCGAAGGCGTGAGACTGCGAGTCCAAGAGACCTTATCCGAGGGCACGCTTTTGTCGGCTAACCCATAAATCGTAATTTTATTTCTAACGCGGGTTATGTCAGTGCGATCCTCAATCTGCTCGATCCTATCGGTCAGATCAGTTGGGTTGGTTTTGCTGTACATAGGGAAAAACTCGAACCTGCCATCTGGTGCCACTCGAAAATCGTACCCGATGACGCCTGCTTTGTCGGCGCTTTGAGCGATGTATTTGAGGCTGTCCCAGACAGGCGAATCCGTGTATTCTAAGAGCGTATATGTGGTATCGGTGTTTTCAACCAGCTCTAGGCTTCCGCGGACATGGCTTATGCCTGCAAAGTAGTCCAGCAAGTCCTTAACGATGGCTTCTCCTTTTTGGGCGCTGTAGGTTTTGGTGACGACTCGGCGGAAAAGCCTTTCACCCCAGCATCTACCCGAAACTTTAACATAGCTTTCGGTAGGCGTAACCTGGTAGCTTACGCTCTCCGTTCGAGTGGTGATGATTTGGGGAACGTTGCTGCCTCTGCCGATGCAGATGTAGCCGTCTTGCCCCACACTGAGCGGGTAAGCTCCGCTTGGGCTGTATTTGCCGTCAAAATTCTGCAAGGTCATCTCCCAGCTGCTGACCTCTTTGGTTGCGCCCAGATGCACTGTGCAATCAACCACGTCAGCTTGGGGAACCCCGACCGAGCCGAGGGCAACAGTCACCTTTGGGATGCCAACACTTGGAGCAGCCATCCTACTCTACACCTCTGCGGTACAGGGATTGTTCCCCAGCTCGAATGATGCTCTTTGTTTGGGTTGGCGTCTGAGCGGCGGCGGAGTTGTAGGCGTTGACGCTGTCGGTTGCCTTGTTCATCTGCGAAGCAAAGTAAGCCATTGCAGCCGCGGCGGCAATGATCACGCCAATGCCAACACCAGTCAGCGCCAGAAAAGTAGCTTGGCTGATGTTTAGGGCATTTTGGATCCCAGTTGCCACTGACGTAATAGCCGATTTAATACCAAGTGCGCTACCAGAAGCCGTGACAGCGCCAGCCGCAGCGGTCTCAGTTGCTCCTTGGATCGCAACTGCCGCCGTCTGTCCGGTAGTCATCACCGTTAAGAAGTTGTACATTTTGGCGCAGCTAGAGACGACTTGAACCATAAGCAGAACAGTGCGGATGTACTTGCTGGACTGTGAATCAAGCACGCCGAAATCCTGAGCAAGCGAAGTTAACTGGCTACCCATGAGGGCTGTTTCCCTGATGCCACTCGCAACCTTTGTCAGGCTAACGGTTGTTGCCTCCGCATGCGTCTGCATGTCCATGAAGTTTGAGCTTGCATTCCGAACGTTGCTGCCCATTTCAGTCGCAGCTACGCCAACTTGGTTGAAGCTCATGGCTGCGCCTGTCGATGTAGCCCTGATAGATTCGCCCATGCTGGCGGCGTCTGTGCTGATGTTCTCGAAGGTTGGTGATGCCTTGTTAACCATGCGGACTGTTCCGCTTATTTCGCCTAAACTCATTGGGACGCCTCCTCAACGGCACGTTGAACCGCTATGCTAATAGCTGAGAGAAGCTGCGGTGCACTCTCCTGCAGTGCCCTGGTCAAAAAGTAGCGCGGTTGATTGTGGCTGGTGCCGAATTCCTGAAAAAGCGCGTAGGGGGCATAAGCGCCGAATTTGACTGCCCACTGTCCTGCTCCGATGGCGTAGATGCTCTGCATTAATTGTCCTGTCCGAACGGGCGCCAGTTGTCGAGCGCGAAGGGCGACAGCTTGGACTACTTGCACCAAGGCTTCTTGGACATAGTCTTGCGTAGCCTTGTCCAGCTTTTCTATGCTGGCACAGAAGTCTTCTACGTCAATTTCTAAGGTGAAATCAAGGCTCAAACAAAACACCTTCACAGTAAAATTTATGAGTGAAATTAACAAAGGGGAAAAGTGGAGGGAACTCTTCTTGGGTGCCTACTACATTTGTAAACAATGTGGGTACGCTTTCCCAAAACAAGACAAACAAGAAGCCATCGACCTCGATTACGAGGACAGCGCCTATGGTTTAGACGTCCATTGCCCTCAATGCGGTGCAACCATAAACCCGCTTAAGGAGCCAATAGTAAAGATTTCCCCAACACTAAACGATAAATCTCCTCAAAGATTCGGAAAACAAAAATCAAGAAATTATCGGGCAATAGATAGGATGCGTCTTGGGAACCAATTTTAAGCCGTAACTAAATTAAAACTGCCCTGACGCTTGGCCTTCTCTAACTCTTCTTTCGTTTGCTTATCTACTTCGCCAAGGATAACAAGAAACTCCTGCAGTTTCTTAGCTGGCTGCTGGGCGAGTTGACGAGGAGTCCAACCGAACTCCTTGCAAAAACGAAAATCAGTGATTGAAGGGTGTGGCTTGCCGCGTCTCATCGCCCTTAACAATTTTTTGTTTCCTCAAGCGAGACAACGTTAAGTCTATTCACGACTTTGCTGAGCAGTTCTCCGAGTGCGATGGGAATTCCATCTTCATGTTCGCTTAGCAGTTTTTCCAGCGTAATGGGGTTGGTTTGGGGTTGCTCTTTGAGGCTTGCCCAGATGGTTTCTGCTTGGATGGCGATAAAGTCGCTGCTGACAACCTGCCCTGTTAAGGGGTGATATTTGGTGTGTTTCTGGATGATGCGGCTGCGCTTTGCCCAGGATAGCTCTGTGAAGGTGTATTTTCCAGCGAATTCTTTTCCAAAGCGTTCGTTAACATCTAAAACTTCGGTTTTCACGTTTTCACCTCGCCTAGCTTATGATGAGATCACGAGCGGTAAAGGAAGCCTTCAAGCTTACAAGGTCCTCGACTTTTGCGGGAATGCTGGTCTTGCTCCATTTGCAGTATTTGAAGAGGGCGCTGTTGGTTGCGCCTAAGCCGAATTTGAGGCTAAACTCGCTGTCGTTGACTATGTCGTCGTATTCTTGTTTGCTCTCGAACTCGAAGACTAATTCTCCTGAAAGGCCTCTGTGTTTTTCCTGCAGATACTTCAGCAAATACCCCGTAGTTCCGATGACTGGCAATGCTTTGAGGTTGTTTTCAATGGTGAATTTCCAGTCGGTTATGCGGTCTATAGATACAAGGCTTGTACCGTCTGCCGCTCCTTTCTGCACAAAGCTCTCGTAGAAGGGTACAGCGCTCGCGTAGTCGGCGTATGTTGCACCGCTGACTTTTGCGGTTCCAGGAGTCACGTTCTGCCCGATTAAGTCAACGGTAGCTTTAATGACATCTTCGATTGAGCATTCAACGATTATTTTGTCCATTCTGCAGCCAGTATGCAGCAAGTCAATGACACTGGTCGGAGAAGAGAACACGCCTTTGTAGTAGATGACTTCGATGCTGGCGGAATTCAGCGTGGATATTAACTGCAAAAAGTTAATGGGTGCATCGGCGGGAAGAGCATAAGATACTTTTAGCCCAACTTTGCGCAAACCCTTGCGAAGCGTAGCAGGGTCTCTTGAGCCAACACCTCGAACCTTAATCAGCCCCGGGTCTAAGGAAGGCTCAACATTATCTGCCGTAGCCAATCCCAGCATAAGGGGATTTGTCGGAGTTACGCCATAGTTTGATTCTTGCACATAGTAGATTTTGGTTTCATGCGCTCCATAAGACATTCTTTTCACCTCTACGTCACTTAAGTGACTGCGACATACTCGAAAAACCAAGTTTTCAGGGTAAACTCGGTTCGCCAAACAAAAGGCTTCACATCCACCTTGTCGATGTCACGGAAAGAAACCACATCAACATACGCTAAGCCTGAAACCTTGGTTCGGTTTTCTCGGATAACACGATTGATTTCCAAGCGCATCCTTTGGCGAATGCTCTGACCCGACTCCCCACTGCCCTTCTCAGTTACCCAAACGTTGACTTTTGGCGAGCCCACGATAAGCCTCTGAGATGCCGAAAGCCCCAGCTTGCGATCCACAACACTGCCTAAACTGACTGTGACTTGTGCGTCATAGGTTTTGAGGAGTTCCCGATCGAACCACTCCCTAGTTACCGAGACCTTGCCCAGTGACTCGTCAGCCTTTACTAGCCGAATATTGGTCTGCAAAAAAGTCACCAGTGCCTCGACAATGTCTACGCTGCTCATCCGCTTAGAAGTCTCCTGCAGACACTCTTGAAATATTCTACATCTCCATTGACGGCGAAAGGCTGCACAGTTTGCACCTCATAGTCAACGCCTGATCGCCTGAGCTTGTCATGCGTGCGCAGTGGCACAAAACTGTAGACCGTAATGTAGTCTTGCATGGCGTAGCCGACTTCGAACACGAGTTCTCCAGCGGTACCCATGGCAACCAGTGCCTTCACCGTTAAGTCGTCAGCATAAGTTGTTCTGTCCCCAATATTCAACAAAGGGTAGAGTGTTAGGTTTTCTCCATTGAGGGCTAAAACCCGAGTGAAATCTGTTACTGGGTCAGCGTAGTTTAGGAATAGCTGGGCAAGCCAACTAATATTCGCCATCGCTTTGGCAGGCGTGATGGGGCTATAATCGGTAAAGATTGGTCCCCAATTCATGAACTCGCTCTGGTACTTCACGAGGATTTGCATGCTAAACGCAAGGCTGGGCTTGTCATGGGCTGCCCTGATTCGCCATAAAATTCCACTTGTTATGCCGTCGTAGTATGTGCATGCTGGATAGCGGTTTTTGACATCAATGTATCCCGGCCAACAGATTGCAGGATTATAAGCTGGGTACTCAGCGGGTGCCTTAATGCCTTGAAGGTTGGCGTAAACGGTTTTGCAGCTGTCGCTCCAGCCCTCATAAATGAAAAGCCCAAGCAAGGCGAAGCTAAACGAGTCATCGTAAATTTCGTTCTCGCTTAAGCCAACTCGGTGCCATTGACTATCGGCAGGTTCGTAGTATAGCCAAAGGTTCTCAAAACCGTCTCGCAAGAAGGCAATAGCTTTGTCTGCGATGCCCTGATAAAGCGAGGCGTTTTCGGCGTCGATGTCTGTTAGCATTTTGAGTCCAATTAGGCAGTAGAGGCATTCAACATCCAGTTCCAAAAGCCAAGCATCGTCAATCGATACCGCTCTAGCAAAGCCGCCAAAGGGTTGTTGGTCCTGCATAATTTTAAGGAAGGTTCCGCCAGCAAGCTTAGCCGCATCCAAATACGCTGTGTTGCCCGTGATTTGGTAGGCTTCTAAGAGTGCAGGGATACATCGCCCAGAATCTACGCTGTAGTAGTATGTGCTGGTTTCTCCGCTCTTAAATCCACCATAAGCATCCTTATCAGAGTCAAGGCATTGCTGGGTCAGAGTCCAATCGGCCAGTTCCACGATTTTATTGCGGATTTCCAACTGTTTGTTGGCATATTGGTTTGAGGTGTAGGCTTGGGATAGGAAGTTTATGGCGAAGGCAGCCGACATGACACCTCGCCCATACGCTGGGTCAGGAATATCAGGCGGGATAACGTATAGGTAGGGGGCAAATTGTATAATGAAATCATAGTAGGCTTGCGGTACAGTTCCCAAGTTAGCGACTTCCTTTCAGCAATTGTTTTTTCGGTTTAGTGCGAGATTGAGACTTAGTCCTTCTATCCGAACAGTACAATAGCCAGCCAACCAAAAACAACGGCACGGCTACTGGAAGTAACAGAAGCCTAAGTTTACGGTTTTTCAAGAGTTGCACCTTGCCAAGTTGTCTGTTCCAAAGTTCCAGACGTTCCAAAGTTACAGAGCGCCTGAGCAGATTTTCCGCGTTTCTGGTTATGTAAATTAAGCCCCTTTTCGGAAAAGGGGCGTTATTCTTAGGGCTAACTTTCAGCAATTTTCTCTCTGACGCGGTGAAAGTCTGGAACAGTTGGAACTCTGGAACAAATGATTCTAAGGTTCAAGTGATGGCCCTCTATAATGAGGCACACATCTTGTGGAATCAAAGCCCTTACCTGGCGACATAAAGTTCATCATAGCCCTAAGAAGGTCACTTCGGAGGGCTTGAACCGCTGTTTCAAAAGCTAATCGCCCAGCTGAAGATTTCGTGATAAATAGGTCGCCTAAGCGGTAGTCAAAGCCGCCCAAGAGTTGACCGCCACTCGCAGCCGCTAAGACTCGGAGGCAGGCAAGGTTGAGCGCAACCATTTTTGCCCAGTTAAAGCGCTCATCCGCCTCAGTGAGGCTCTGACCTACTATCGAGTTAACGTAGAGGTTAGCATAGTCAACGTGTGCTTGGAGTGATGTTTGTGAGACGGCTAAACCAAAAACGGTAAAGTTACCACTTGAATCGGCACCTGAAGCATTCAAGTGCCCTTGAACGTCTCCTACTGTAACGTAAACTGTTGACATGATTTAACCCCTTGTTAGTTAGAGAATCAAAAAATGGGAGAATGAAACAGGATCGATGATTGTTTAGCTTGTTGCAAGTCCTGTTATTGAGCAGATGCATTCGCCGTTCAAGACAATTGGCGCATACCTTGTGCTGAGCAGAACATCAACTGAATCAAATTCTTTCTTAAGCTCTGTGTCGCTTGCCAAAGGTCTTTTGATAACAAAATATCCCATAGGTGCGTAAGCGGCACTCAAGTTTTTGCCTGTGCTGACCATATAGGCAGTGCCTGCTGGGACAACATTGGATTCGTAGATGTCATATCCGAAGACTTTGCCCATGCTGCCGTTCTGCACTACCGCATCGCCATATTGGCTATACAGAGTGAAGGTTGGTAGATACTTGAGATCCCGAGTGTTAATCGGGTTCATCAGCATGCCGTCAGGGACAAAGTTGGCGCTTTTGATCTTGGTTTCAGCTGCAAGGACATCTTTGCTTCCGACAGTGTTTGCGATTGTTATTTCGGTGCCCGTGGCACCCATTGTTTTGCCAGTCGCTGCAACAGTGAATCCTGCAGACGCCGCTATTACTGAGAGGCAGTCGCTGTCGATGGTGAAAGCCATACGTCTTGCTAATCTGCGGAGTTGGTCTTCGATGACTGGTATGTAGAGGTCTTCAATGTTTTCCCGTGTGATGCGTTCTCGCAGTGCCTTCTTGTAGGGTGTTACTGTGGCGTAGTCGTATGGTGTGAAGTCAAGGGGCATTTCTGCGCCTTCAGCAACTTCACCTATGGCGGCACTGCGGCTGCCTTTCTGCTTAACAAAGCTGGCAGTTTTGCCCTGAACCAGTGGAAACTCGGGGAACAGGTTCTTGACTACGAGGGCGGGCATTGTGAGCTCCAGGATTTTGGCGTGAAGCTGCGGATACGCAACAGCTCCGCTGTCTACCCAAGTGAAAGCGTCTCTAATCATAGACATAAAAATCACCTAGGGAAGGCAGCTGAGCAAAGCGTAGATGACCGTGTCAGTCCCTGAAGTTAATGCTCTGCCGATCCACTGCTCAGTCTTGTCGAATTCAGTCTGTACGGTAGCTTGAACGTAAGATGCGGGTGCAGTCATGGCGGCGATTCCAGCTACTGCGCCGTTTGCCCAACTTGTGATTCGTTGGCCTGCGGAAACAGCGCCAGAGACAGTAACTCGAACTAAGCCTCTGCAGATGACAGTTATTTTTTTGCCAGCAGTTCCGCTTGTCAAAGATACGCCGATAACATCTTTTCGGACGCCGTCAGTTGGCTTAACTTTGGGGACATATCCTGCGGCGCTAATGTAGACAACGTTTCCTGAAGTGACTGTTGCTCCAGAATCGACTTCTGCGGTGATGAGGTAGCGGTCGCTAATGAGTGCGGTTGTTCCTTCTAAACTCATGTTGGGTCACCTATTGCATGCCTTTGAGTTTGCTGTTAGCTTTGAGCAGGTCTTGGAACCAGCCTAAATTAGCGCCTTGAACTGGCTCCTGCATTGCGATTATCCCTTGGCCCTTCGGAGCATGCTTGGATGCAGCTGGCTTGTTGCACGCGTCTTCTGTGTCTTCCGTGGATTCGCTGAGTTTACGGGACAACTCGTTGAGCTTCTGAGTTAACGCCTTCTTAGTCGCACGTTTGCCGACTTCGGCGTCGATCTCAGCAATTTTGCTCTTGATGCCTTCAATTTCAGCGTCGCTTGCTGATTCCACTTGCTTGTTTAGGCTCTGCATCTGATCCATAAGCTCTTGATAGGACAGGTCGCCTGCTTTCTTGCCAGCAACTAGACCCTGAGCGTTAGCTTGTGTTTGCGCTTGAACAGACGAAGCACTTGGCTCAGCGTTTTGTGCTTGAGACATTTGCTTCACCTTGTCGTCTTTGCTTTCTGGTTTGTTTTCAGGTTCTTGCAGGTCTCCCTTAGAACCCACATCTCTGTTACCTCTCGATAACTGTGAAAGAGCCATAGCCGCAGCAAAACCCACAGGGTGAAAAGACGTGTTCTTGTAGGCTGGGCTGGCAACTATGCTTAGCTCTCGGACGCGGGGTTTATGGACAATCTCCCAAGCCCCAGCACATAGATGAGTTAAAATGCCCTCAATGCGAGTTTGCTTGCCACAGGCGCTGCATTGAGTGTCGTCGCTGTCAACTTGAACACTAACGTGGTTAACGTAACCTCGCAATATCTTTGGGATGACTGAAGCCTCGCCGACTTCCGCTTTGAAGAAAACTTGGTTTCCGCTGCGGATAGCTTCAGGAACTTTGCCGATAATGCTTAGAACTGATTCGGCGTGGTCAATCCTTAGCTGTGCCCCTTTAAGCGAGGCAGTAAAGAAATCTAAATCCTCCGCTGGCACTTGCCACTTGTTAGCATTAACTGAAGTATCAATAGCTGTGCCTTCGATGGGCAGAATACCCTCTTTCAGCGCTAGGTCGGCGTTTATGCCTTCCGCTGCCTTAAATGGCACATAATACTTCAGTTGAAAAGTCATCTTGCTACCTCAATTCTGTTTTAACTCACTTGCCTTCATCCAAGCGTTTAAGAGGCGTCTTCTTTTCTCGTTAAACGCGCTGTAGTCGAGTAAGCTGGAGATTTCGCTCTTGAAGTGCCTATCCAAGAAGGCTTTAGCCTGAGCTCGACTCTTGAAGACCGCTTTGTCGAAGAAGAAGGCCTGAATTTCCCAGCGGCTTGAACCCCGAAAGCGGCAAAACATCACCTGAACGCCTGCAACTAAGGGTTTGAGTTTGCTTCGTTCAAGTTCTCTGCTGCTCTCTAGTACTGTGAATCTTATGCTGTCTTGTGTTTCAGAAAATCCAATCATGGTTTCTCCTCCGTTAATGAAGATGAGGCGGTAGCTTGGGTATCCTTCAAATCTGCGGGTAAAGCCTCAGCAAAACCTAGTTGCGCTCTCGCCTCACTCCTAGCGATAATGTTTCTGCCTGCCAAGTCAGTGAGCAGTTTAGCTTTTTCCGCCAAGCTTGGTTCCCATATGGGGCGCCACTTTATGTGTGGGATTTCTTTGCCCTTCCCAAATTTGGCGTCAACTAATTCTTTGAAGAGACGGGTTTCTGTTGTGTCCCCAAAATTCTCCTGCAGCATCCGCAGGCGGGAGACGTATTCTTGCATGACTATGTCGGCGGTAGCGCGGTTGGTGCCTTCGCTTTCCCCTAAGAAGATTTTTGGGACACCTAAAACGGCTTGGCGCTGATCATGCAGGTACTTAATCCACCAGTCAACATTAATTTGGCGGGTCATGCTCTGCATGCTGCTAACGTCGATGTCGCCTCTGACAACCACATCTGTTGCAGGTCCACGCTTGGCGAAGGTTTCTTGAAGGGCTTCCCGCTGGGGGTCGGTGAAGGGGCGTTCTGGCGTGCCTGCTTTGATTACCAGCATGGGCTTTGTGTAGACGGCCATTATGGTTGCCATGTCCCGCTGGAAACTGTCGATGTAAGCTTGAATCAGAAGCAGGGGACGCAGCAGGCTTGTGCCGTAGCTGTATTCATACCACCAACTCTTAGCACCATACTTGTAGTGCACAATGTCTTGGGCTGGAAAAGCCACAGGCGGAAAAGTCAGCAACTGAATGTATCCGAAGATGTTGCCGTATTGGTCGCGTCTTACGCGGATGTGGACGGGGTCGAGGCTTTTGAGCCACCACTCCTCAGGCGGCGTAATGATGTTGCCGTTTTGGTCTTTGTCTCGGCAAATTTCAAATTCGCCGTTCCCAAACACCAACTCATCAGTCAGAGTAATTCTGGCGGTTAAAAGGAAATCGTGCTCGTCAAGCCAGTTAAACAGCCATTGCCGAATTTCCGGTGTACTGCCTTCTAATTCGAAGCCGTTGCTTAGAGTTAGATTCACGGTTACGTCGATGCTGGCTTTGATGTAAGGCGTGAAATTGTAGAGATCCTTGTATTTGGGTAGGTCCTCGACGGGGGTTGCGCCCCAGATGCGATCCCAAAACGCCATGTAAGGCGGCGAGATGAAGCCTGCTCCGCTGGCGCCGATTTTGAACTGGTTCATGTAGCCCCAGAGGACGTCGTCGTCTTTCCAGTTGTAAGGAATCTCCTGCCGCATCTGCTTTAGACTGAGGTCTGCGGGGACTTCACGGTTAGCCAGCAAAGGGCTACTGACAAGGCTTCTATGAGGCATAAACCAAAACCAACAAAGCTACTGCTTTTTCTCGAAGGTAACTTTCAACTCGCCCCAAACCACGTTCTTGGTTATGTCGACGCCGTCCAAGTAGACGTGCAAATCAGCAGCTTTGCAGTTGAGCGCTAAGCCTAATGCTTTGACTTGAGGCGAAGTCTGGTCTGTTGCTGTTAGGATTGTTTCTTCGCTCATATTGTCACCATAATTAGTGCGGAACAAAACCAGCGCCTATTCCCGGAGGCGGGGATCGTTTGAGTTGCCAAGCAGCCAGAGCCAAAGCCACGACGCAGTCGTCATGGTAACCTTCGGGCGCTCCATACTGCACGTTGCCGCTTGCAGTGGTCTTGTAGCCATAGAGTTTTAGTTCGTTGATTAATTCGGGGATGTTGGGGATGGTTAGCTGCTGGTTCTCTATCATTATGCTGAGGTTTTCGATGAGGTCTTTCTTGGTTGCGTTAGTGAACTTGTAGCCTTCAACTCGAACGTTTTCTCGGTAGAGTTCGTCGCAGACGGGGTCGCCGACTCCGCTGCTGTCAATCAGCAGCCGTGCGTCATAGCGTTGGGCAAGTTGAACCATGCGTTTGCGCTGGAAAACCCAGTCCAATTCGCTGAAGCGGTCAAAAGCCACCAAACGCCCCTCAGCATCCAAGACGACAAGGACGGTGAAGTCCTCGAGCTTCGCAAGGTCAACGCCCATAACATACTGCTTAAAGCGGTTAGGCGCCTCAAAGCTGCCCTTCACTATGCGGTCAACGCCTCGAAAAACTGAGCCGACATCTTCGAGGAACTCGGCGAGAACCTCTTGCCGATAAGCCAACTCAGGCATGTCCCGCGCGAAAGAAGCAATCTCAGCAGGGTCCAAATACGGGTTGCTGCTGCTTGGGAAGCTCCAGCTCTTATAATCCCTCTGCGAACGGTCTTGTCCGCGTGTCCAGAGTTGGAAGTACCAGTTGTGTCCCCGCGGGGTGCCGGTGAAGAACGCGATGCCTTTCTCATCCATCAGCGCAGGCCTAAGCGCCAAAGTCCACGCCTCCTCAGCAATCTGTGCACCCTCGTCAACCCACAGAACTTTTATGCCTTGGCTTCGAAGCGAGTCTGGGTTGTCTGCGCTTTTAAACCAGATGTTGCGGTTGCCCCTGAGAATGACATGGCGGTCGGCTCTGTGGATTTCCTCGATTAGTTCGGCTGGGCAGTAGTTGAAGAACTCGCTCCATTGCCGCTGCGTATGCCAATAAGTCGGAGCAACAGCAAAACCTACGATACCTGACTTTTCTCTGCCCTCGCCTTGTAGCCACATCTGCCTTAAGAATTCGTTGGCGCCGCAGACGGTTTTGCCCCAGCGCCTTCCACAGTTAAGCACTCGGAAACGGGCGGGGCAGAAGTGGAACTGGAGCTGTCCTGGATGGGGCTTGTATCGGATGAGTATTGTTTTTTGCATACTTCAGGGTCTTCCCATCGGATGCGAATTTCTTCAGTTGCCACCTTCTCGGTCGGTTTAGCCCCGCTAAGCTCGGCGAGTTCCACATTGATTTGTCGCATAAGATTCAAAGCAGCAATCCGTGCGCGGTCGCTCTTAGCCTGAGAATACATGAAGCTGGCTTTGCGGTAGAGCTGCTCATGGCGGTTCTGTATCTTAAACAGAGAAGCCGTGATTTCCTGCACAAGCGGCTGCCAAGTGGATCGAGTGGCAAAATCATTATAGACGGTGCTGTCTGAACAACGAAACTTTTGGGCTAAATCTTGGACGATTTCACGCTTGTTTAAGCCATTTCCTTCGTCCTTTAGCAATTCTAAGCGTCTTTCAAGCGTATTAGCATTCAAAAATAACACCCACTTTCCAAGTTTTCTGGAAAACTACCGTTTAGGCACATACTTGAGAGACACAGTTAAGCGCCCTCGACTGTTCGACTTTACCAGTTCTCGGTTTATTCTTGTGTCGCCTTTTCCGTGGCTACCATGCCCAACACGCTTGATAACCCAGTTACCCGAGTCGCCCCGAACCAGCTGGGGGTTGCTTGTTACCAAGTAAAACGGCAGCTTTGTTTGGGAAGTGTAGAGGTCAGCTATGAAATTTAACAGGCGTTTGCCGATGCCTATGCCCTGATAATCAGGCAACACCACAAGACGGCTAACACGGTAATAATGAGACCTCATATGTACATGGGCAACGGCAATGAATGCAACGGGCTTAAACTGGTAGACAGCGACATAGCACCGGACACCTGCACCTAAGCTACCGTTTAGATAGTGATATTGCCTAAAGGTTTGCCACATGGCAGTGCCGCACCGATAAACCGAGAGTTCAACGGGCGGCCGACTTCTTTTTTTCGGCTAAACTCCATAGTGTCAGTGCAGAAAACCCAGTCAGGATCAAGCCAATCCACCACGTCATAGTGGCAAGTTACAGCAATGAACTTCTTTGTGGTTCTTCGGATGGCTTTGCTTATGGCGTACGCGCTTACCTTTGCGACCTCTCTATCGACCACGCTTGTGAACTCGTCAAAGACGATTAGCGGCTGGTCTAAGCTTAAAGCCCTTGCAATGTCTACCCGCATCTTTTCGCCTTGGCTGAGCGCCTCGTAGCTTTTGAGCCAATCTGGAGGAGAGGCAAATCCGACGCTGCACAGGTTCTTGGTTATTTCGTTAACTTGCATGCCTTCGGGAAAATCATCCAATATTGACTCATGCGTGTAGACGAAGGCTCTGATGTAGCTGTCAGGGAAAAGCGTTTTGGCGATGCTTGTTTTACCAGTGCCGCTGCGACCGACGATAACACCGATTTGCCATGGTTCATTTTCGATTGGGAGTTGCCCTGTGAACCGTTTTTCCATTTTGCAGTCAACAAGGGTAAAGCTGCCAATGACTGACTGAGCCCTGAAGCTGCTGGGTTTGTTCCAAGTTTTCATAAAGTCAAAACTCGGCACTTGTAACCCTCGCTAAGTAGCTTGTTATAGACGGCTTCCTGGTGAGTTTCATCTTTGCATTCGACTATAACCTCAAAATACTCATCAAAGGCAACCCCTTCCTCATCCTCATTCAAGAAGCCACTGAGTTTGTCATCCGAAAGCATGAGCAGGTACTTGAGGTCCTCTTCTTTACCCGCCTGGATTATACGCTCGCACTCGGCTCGGTCAAGTTCTTTCTCATGTTTACCCTTAAGCTTGTTTAGAACCTGCCTCAGCAGCCGACGATCTACGTCTTCTACGGGCAGACGAATAACTGAGACTTCAGTCATGCCCAGCGCTTTTGCAGCGGTATAGCGTTGCTCGCCATCTGCAATTAGGAGGTCCTTATTTGTGATAATTGGTACGATAAAGCCCCAGTTCTTAATTGAAGCCTTGAGGCGTTCCAGCTGCTCTTTGCTCATCCTGTTAGGGTTTTCCCCGTCAACTTTAAGCTCGCAGAGTTTTACGGTTTCAGCGGCTGGAATAACAATCGACAT